AGCTTTATGAGCAGGAGGGGGCTAAAAAGATCGTAGGTATTTCTAATACGACCAGAAATACCATCCTTAAAGCGATTACTTTAGGGGAGAAGGATGGCCTTGGTGTTCGTCCAATAGCTAAATTGATTGAGGAACGAACATTCGGAGCTATGGGAAGGGCAAGGGCGAAAACAATCGCCAGAACCGAGACCCACGCTGCTGCATCATATGCAACTTATGAGGCGAACAAGGAGCATGCTCTCCCTGCCCAGCGCAAGACTTGGGTGAGTGTAATGGACGGAAGGACTAGGCCGTACCATGCTGCTGCTAATGGGCAAGAGGTCGGGATAGATGAGCCTTTTATTGTCAGGTACAAAGGCCAAGAAATTCGTATGATGTACCCGCACGATGGCTCTGGCGGTGCAGCAAACAACATAAACTGTCGGTGCTTGGCGATTTATTATACAAACGAAGATGCTTTATTTGATTCATTCGGAGAAGAGAATATTCAGGTTCCAAAGGTTGACCTGAAGCCTGAGATAGACCTGACTGATAAAATGCAAGTTACGGGCTTTTCCAAAGCAGACCTCAATGTCGCTCTTAATGATTTGCTAACGCCACTTACTGCAAGGGTCGCTTCGAAGCTCTCCAAGCCAAGAAAAATCGTCGGTAAGCCAAACGCGGGTGTTTATTATTCTGGCACTAAAACGATTGAGAGTGGCTTAGAGAGGCAAGTCATAGCCCATGAGTACGGACACCACGTTGACAGGTCACTGTATGAAGGTGGGAATAAGTTCTCAACTTATTGGTCTGAAAAGGGATTGGCCGCAGCTTGGGCGGCTGACAAAAAGGCTATGAAAGTTACCAGACTTTCCGAAGAGGCTAGGGAAATAAGGTTCGATGAAATAAAATCAGAAATATTTGATTTAGAAGTAAAGACCGTTCAAAGGGCAGATGGTACAACCGTAACCTTTACAAAAAACAAGGGTCTTGCGTTTGATGGCGCGGACGCCCTTTCAGATATAATTGACAGCTTCACTAATGGTAAGTTCTACAAATCAGGGGCTTACGGTCATGGATATAACTACTGGAGGTCGCGAAAGGGAAGCGGCGCACAGGCGGAGGCTTTTGCTAATCTCTATCAAATACAAAGCTCACCAGAAGCAGTGGCTTACGCAAAAAAGAACTTCCCTAATTTGTGGAAGGCTTTCATGGATAAATTGGAGGAATTTGATGCTAACAATTGATGATGTGATAAAGGAATATATTGAAAAGTTCGGTGTTGAGCCTGTTCTGGGACGTGGGTTCTCAGGGGATCACATAGAGCTTCTAATCAATGCAATGGACAGCGACACCCAGCTTGTTGATGAGGATTTCAGCGACAAAGACCCGGCACTTGTTTCCTTGTAACACTACCACTAGACGCGAAACCGTGTTATATGTTAGTTTATTGGTAATTTAGGTGCGGTATAAAGAGGACAAAAAGATGTCAGACGAAAACCAAGTCGATATTGAAGAGTATATCGCGGAGGCCGAGCATAAGTCGGAGACCCTTGACGTGGCTTTTGAATACAAAGCTGATGAAGAAGAGGGAACATTCTCTGGTTATGGTTCAATTTTTGGCAATAAAGACCTTGGAAACGATATTGTCGTTGAGGGAGCTTTCGCTAAATCAATTGGCCGAAAGGGTGCAAAGGCTGTTAAGCTTCTATACCAGCACCGTCAAGATGAGCCGATTGGCGTCTTTGATGAGATTACCGAAGACCGCCGTGGGCTAAAAGTAAAAGGTCGCTTGGCAATGGGAACCCAGCGTGGCCGAGAGGTTTATGAATTAATGAAGATGGGCGCACTTGATGGTCTTTCAATTGGCTATCGTGTTGACCCAAAAGGTGTGGACTATGATGAGAAGGGCAAGCGCCGTTATCTCAAGTCTGTAGACCTTATGGAGATTTCTGCTGTTACTTTCCCCATGAACCCACGCGCACGGGTCCAAGCGGTAAAAGGCACAGAACGCTCAGTACGGGAATGGGAGCATTTTCTTCGGGATGAAGGAAACCTATCTCGCACTGAAGCAAAGGCGGCGGCATCTGCCGTTACCAAGGCACTGGAACAGCGGGATGCTGTGAAAGAGGAAACGCCTAAAGTCCTTGAGGCTCTAAACAGCCTTACCAACATCCTAAAAACTTAAACGGAAAGGATCATCCCAATGGAAGATCAAGTAAAAACAGCCGTTGAAGCGATGGCAGGTGCCTTTGAAGAATTCAAAAAGGTAAATGATGATCGCTTGGCTCAAATTGAATCAAAGGGTTCTGCTGACCCACTTCTTGAAGAAAAGCTTGCCAAGATCGAAGGTGATCTAGATCGCTTTGAAAGCGTAAACCAAAAGCTTACCCAACAGCAAAAGCATTCTGAAGGCTTTGAAGCAAAGCTGAACGAAATCGAAACAATGCTCAAGCGTCCAGCCAATGCTATGGAAGCAAAAGATGTCGATCTGTCTTTGAAGGCATGGGACAGCTTCATGCGTAAGGGTGAAAGCCATATGGATGAAATGGAGCTTAAAGCTCTGACCGTTGGCACTGCCGCAACTGCTGGTAACTTGGCACCCGCTGAGTACGTAGAAGAGCTTATCAAGGTAATCACTGAGATTTCCCCAGTTCGTTCTGTCGCCCGTGTTCGTCAAACATCCAACAAAGAAATTGAAGTTCCAAGCAAAACAGCATCATTCGCTGCCGCATGGACTGCTGAAACTGGCTCTCGCACAGAGACAACTGGTTACACAACTTCTTTGAATACCATCCCAACCCATGAGCTTTATGCTTTGGTTGATATTTCTGGTATGTTGCTAGAAGACAGTGTTTTTGACCTTGAAGCTGAAATGAACACTGAGTTCGCAGAACAGTTTGCAAAGGCTGAAGGCAATGCTTTCTTGGTAGGTAATGGCACTAATAAGCCAACAGGTATCCTTGACGGGACTACTGTTGCTTCTACGACCGCCGCTGCTGCCGCTGCAATCGCAACAGATGATATCATGGACTTGGTACATGGTTTGAAGTCTGAGTATGCCCGTAATGCATCCTTCATGATGAACCGTTCAACTCTTGGTGCAATCCGTAAGCTGAAAGATACTGCTGGTCAGTACATCTTCCAGACTGGTTTCTCCGGTCAATCAGGTCTCCCAAATACTATCTTGGGCCACCCATATGTTGAGGCCGTAGACATGGCTGACATCGCTGCATCTGCTAAACCAGTGGTATTCGGTGACTATCGCCGTGGTTACATGATCGTTGATCGTGTAGCTCTGTCTGTTCTTCGTGACCCCTACAGCCAAGCATCAACAGGTAACGTGCGTTATATCGCTCGCCGCCGCGTTGGTGGTGAAGTTGTATTGTCCGAAGCAATGCGCGCACTTAAAATGGCTGCTTCATAAGCAACCAAGGGGAGAGCTTAACGGCTCTCTCCATCCCTTACAGGAGATTTCAAATGAAGATTATGATGGTAAAGAACGCCGCTGGGATTGATCGCGAGGATGGTGCATCTACAAAACGCTTTATGGCTGGCGAAGAATATTCTGCCACTGAGGCTTGGGAAAAGAAAGTACTGCAAGGTTTCGTCAAATCTGGTGTTGCAAATGAAATCGGCGGAAACGCTAGTGTTCCAGAAACAAAAGCAAAACGTGCGCGAACAAGCAACGGTCAGCTTGCTTCTGACAATCCCAACACTCCTGACGTAAACGAGGCTTGGGAGAGTGGGAAAGCCCCAAAGAAAAAAGCTAAAAAATCTTAATAGATTAAAACGGAGACAGGCAAATGAGCGGTTTGAAGATTGTTGCAGGGCCAGCCATAACGCCTGTTAGTAAAATTGAAGCTCTTGAATACTTACGTCTTGATGAAGGCATCGATGATATGCAAGTCAGGAGCTATATCCAAGCCTCAACGACTTGGGCTGAAAATTACACCAATAGATTTTTTATAAGCAGAACCTGTCAAATGATGCTTGATGGAGCGCGTGAGGTTGATAGCCCGTTGTGGGAAGGTATGAGAACTGGTCCATATCGGGTGGATGTTTCAGACCACATTGAACTCGCCGCCGCTCCGGTTCTGTCTGTAGAGAGTGTTAAGTATTATTCAGATAATGACACTCAAAGCACTTGGGCTGCATCCAATTACTATGTTGATACGTTTTCAGAGCCAGCAAAAATTTCTTTACGTTCCGGCGGCTCATACCCAACGGATTTAAGAAATCTAAATGGCCTTGAGATAAATTTCACTGCTGGATACGGGACGAACCCTTTTACAGTTCCAGAGCCAATTCGGGTTGCTATACTTCAATACCTAACATTTCTGTATGAAAATCGTGGAGATGATGAGGTAAAAGCAAATCCACCTCAAATTGTAAAATCGTTGCTTGATCCATATCGCGTCTTGAGGTTCAGCACTTCTGTATACGACAAAAATATTAGGTCTGGAGTGATCTAATGACAGTGGGTGGAATGCGACATAAGCTTCAACTTCAAAGTAAAGATGTAACTCCGGACGGGGGCGGTTCTGATGGGCTAACCTCTTGGAATACTTTTGCTAATGTATTTGGTTCTATAATGGCTAAATCTGGCGGCGAAAGAATGTTTGGAGACCAGCTTCAAGAGCCAATAACCCATATTATTAGGATCAGGTTTCGTAGAGACATTAGCTTTAAAAACAGGATACAGTATAAATTTACCAATGAGGGTGTATCTGTAACTCGGGTTTTTAATATCAAGAGAGTGATAAACGTAGATAATCGCGATAGGTAT